CATTTGATTTCTAATATGTCCACTAATCAAGTCACCACCGCCACCAATCTTGCACCACCCGATACTTCGGTTGCGGTCAATGATGCCCGAAGATATTTTAATAATTTTTATTCGGATGTTTTTGAGGTTGGTCCAGCTGATGATGCCATCGTGGCTTTTTTTGAAAAACAAACAAAAAACAAAAAGTCTGCAAGAAATTTGGCTGCCGTGACACTTTACACCGCCAAGGCTCAAGGTTTAGATCCCATGACAGTGTTGTCAGAATTTCAAAAATTGCCCCCGGGTCAACTCAATGAGTATCTGGCAGCATTCTTGAATACCAATCGAGCACCCACCAGCACTATTGGCATCAGACGAACCACCAACACCAATCCTCTAGTAGCAAGGTCGGTGTTAATATGAGCAAGTATGTACAAGGTAAATTCCAATTAAAAAATCCCACCAAGTATGTGGGCAATAAAACTCCCACCTACCGTAGCAGTTGGGAATTGGTTTTCATGCAGTTCTGCGACAACAATCCCAACATACTCAACTGGGCCAGCGAAGCAGTACACATCAACTATCGCAACCCACTCACAGGCAAAAATACCATTTATGTGCCAGATTTTTTGATCACGTATCAGGACGCTGCAGGTGGACAACGTGCCGAGGTAATAGAAGTCAAACCCCGAAAAGAAACCACCTTAGAAGGTGCCAAAAACATCAGAGATCAGGCTAGTGCCATACTAAACATGGCCAAGTGGGAAGCCGCCCGAGCCTGGTGCCGAGCACATAACCTCACGTTTAGAGTTGTCACCGAAGATATGATTTTCCACCAAGGACATAGCAAATAAATATTGCTATGACCAAAAAACTAGAAGAACTCTTTAATCTACCTGCCACGGATGCAACCGCCGAAGAAGTTGAGCAAACCATCACAGAAAATCGTGATATAATCACCCAGGTAGATCAGGCTATAGACAAGATTGATGCGGCCTTGCCCACAGTACGTGACTTGGAAACTGGCGACAACGAGTTGGATGAACTGGCAAAATTGGCCCAGAGCAAGGCCGAAGATCTAATAGATTTGGGCATGAATGTAGAACCCAGATTTTCGGGTGTAATCCTACAGACAGCAGGTGTAATGCTGGGACACGCTATCACAGCCAAAACAGCCAAATTGGACAAAAAACTTCGCATGGTACAACTACAACTACAAAAAGCTCGACTAGATCATCAGATCCGAAAGGATGCCGGCACTCCCGAAGAACAGGCCATTGAAGGGCAGGGAGTGGTGCTGGATCGCAACGAATTGCTAAAACAAATATTAAACAAAAAAGAATAAATACTGAATATAGGAAATTAACGATGAAACCATTCCAATCATACATCGCTGAATTAAACAAGCCATACGAATTTCGCATCAAGTTGGCCACAGTTAATCCCAAGGGCGAAGTCATGGACCGTATCAAAGCGGCTCTTGAAACTTATCAGCTAGAAAGTGTCAGTGCTGTCAAAAGCCTGCCCATTCAAGAACACAGAGAATTCCCACAGTGGGGACCTTGTGAGTGCTGGATGTTTGATATCAAGGTAGCATATCCTACCACAGTTCCACAGATTCGCCAGACCATCAAAGAACGTGCCCAACTCAATCCCGACTGGATTTGTGTGCGTAATCTACTAGAAGCTGAATGCACTGAAGAAGCTGAAATGGCTGGCAAGGATCACGAAGGTGCCTTGTTGGATGTGACAGAATTACAAGCAGATGCCACTGGTCAAGCACTGGTAGGCCAAAGCCGCATTGGCAGTATGTTAAAAGAATTAGAAAGTCGTAAACACGAATTTGCCGAAGCCAACACAGTCAAAGCCAAATTCAATGTTGACAGCGACGAAGGCAAGGCCAGTCCTGTTGGATCCAGCCAAAACACTACACCAAACCCAACCAAAGGTCGATAACATGAATCACAACAACATCTACAGCATCCTAGGTAAATTAGAATCACTACAACCTACAGAACAACCCAAGACAGAAGTTCCTGGCCTGAAAGAATATGCCGAGGTTCCTGCTCGTGGCAGCATACTAGAAGGTGTTGATGCCATCGAAGCCAGACTAAAACAAAAGTTCAACGAGAGCGGTTTACAATACTATACAGGCAAAAAGAAATACGGCAAAGACGGCATGGAAGCCTTGGCCAAAGCTGGACGCGAAGGAGCCAACCAAGAAGAACTGGGTCGTATCAAAGACAAGTTTATTAAAAACGAAAGTGAAAAAACTTGTGCAAAGTGCGGCATGGTTGATTGCAAATGTGGTCACAGCCGGATGGAAGAATCAGTTTGTAAAGAATGTGGCATGACCGAAGGCAGTTGCGAACATACCAAGATGGAAGACAAAACCACACACAAAGGTGGCGAAGTCAGTCACAAAGATGGTGTGACCCGTCATACCAAAAAAGATTATCCTGGTTATCAAAGTGATGATGACGAAGACGAAGATGATGAAAACAAAGGCAAGCGTGGCCGTCCACGCAAGCATGCCAAAAAGGCCGACACTGGTGAGAAAAAAGGACGTGGTCGTCCTAAAAAAGAAAAAGCACCCGAGTATGACAAGCGTCATGATCCATTTGGTCGTGTCAAGGCCGGTGCAGAAAAATCTGGCAAAGAAATCAAAGGCGAAAAGCACAGCATGGATGAAGTAGCTCCTCCTGGTGCCAAGGCTGAACGCATGGTCAAAGGTATTAAGAAATCTTTAAGCAAAGATGGGCACCTGTCCGGTAAAGACAAGGCCATTGCCTACGCTACCACGTGGAAAGCACATAACAAAGGCCAAGTTGAAGAAGCTATGAGCAGTCTACAACGCAGATTGACCGAAGGCGTGAACTTTGCTGAACTGCTGAGAGAAAAACAACAAACAGTTGATGAAATGTTGACCGAGCTTGGCAACGACATCAAGGTGTTCAAAGAAACAGGGCATTGCAGTGAACTCTTACGTGACTGCATGGAAATCAAAGGCTACCATGGCAAAATGGTCGCTGACGAAGCTGCACAAGTGCCCAGTAAAATGGACCAATTTGGTCGCCCCGATGCATTTGCGTATGTAAAACCAGAACCCAAAGGCATACCTGGTAACTTGCCTACAGCACAGGTTCCCGGCAAAGATCGTTTACTCAAAGGCAAAGGTCCTGAATTTTTTGGCACAGGCAAACCCATGCCCGAAGATTTGACCTTGGAAGATGAACTCAATGAACTAGCACGCCTGGCCGGACTCGATGAAGTCAGTCGCGGCGAGTACATCAAACAACAAGATGCTGCTGCAGAAAAGTCAGGCAAAGATAAATTTAATGCCTTTGGTCAAGTGTTCGACACAGATGAAATCACGGAAGAACCCAATGAAGGTAACGCATTTACCAAAGGTCTAGCAGACGATGACGTTAAAATTGGTGATAAGATTCCTGGCACCGATGCAATTAAAACCAAAGATATCGATGAAGATAAAATCGATGTAGAAGACGCACCCGAAGCAACCAACAAGCCACGTCCTAAATATACCAGCATCGAGCAGATAACCACACAAGGTGATGACTTGCATCGTCAAAAGAGTCAGAATCCCGGCGCCGCTGCTAAAGGTGACAATCCGTTGACTAATAAAATGACTCTAGAAGATCGTCTAGCAGCCGAATACGAAAGCATCAAGAAAGTTACAAAATGAAATCGTTCCAGGACTATTTAAACGAAGCCGAACATGCCGCAGAAAATCCTGTGGTAGGTGACCTGTTTGATATTGAACTCAGCCCCACAGAAATCATTGAGTCAGAGGTAATTGACATCACGGAAGATGGCATAGTGTTACAGATCACAGAATCTGTGTTGAGTCTATTGGAAAGTTATGCATCAGCCTACAATGATGTAAATCGTCAGACATCAACTGACAACGATGACAATGATTTCAAGGTCAGAGAAGCCGAATATCAAGGACGTCAAGTTCCCTTGGGCAAGCCCATGAAAGGCGACGTCAAAAAATCAAAAGTTTATGTTCGCAATCCTAAAACAGGTAAAGTGATCAAGGTAAACTTTGGTCAAAAAGGCATGAAAATCAAAAAGTCCAATCCCGGGCGTCGTAAAAATTTCCGAGCACGCCATAACTGTGCCAATCCAGGTCCGCGTACCAAGGCACGTTACTGGTCCTGCCGCGCCTGGTAACATATGAAAATCAAAGACATTATCACTGAACGAGCCGATTTCAGCCTAAGTACTCGCAGAGCCACCCCGGGTTTGAGAGATTGGCCGGCCTTGGACAATGGTAATGTTCCCTACATGCAATATAGATTTGGATTATTACTGGCCGGAGCCCCTGATATTCAGGGCGATCCTGCAGGTGCAGTTGAAGGCCACTTGTATGCCACAGCATATACCGATGCCGAAGAAGAAATCTTGCGTGCTGCCAGCAAGTTCATGGGTGTGACCGCCAGACCACGCAGCGGCAAAGGCAGCAAAGAATTAGAATCAACCAATAAGACCAGTCCAGTACAGGCACGTGGTCCCGTCTCTCTCAAAAAGAAAAAATGAAACAGTATCGCATAACCAGCGAACACTTTGTACCACAAGGTGAAACTGGAGAAACCGATGCGGTCATGCACCCCGATGATCTAGCACAAATAAAAAAATTAGCCGGCATAGTGACCGAAGCCGGCGCCGGCATGTACACCGGGCACAATACCGTGCCACAAGCTGCAGAAACTGGTACAACCAGTCCAGTGGGTAGCAATATCAGTTATACTGCCAAAGAACGCAACGACCTATTAAAAGAATATCATGTCATGACTGGATCAGATCTTTGGTTTCTGATCATGTTCAGCCTGCCCTTGATGACTGGTAACCTGCGTGACAAGGTCGAAGAATATCTTGACCAACATCCAGAATATCGTCCCAGAAGTTTTCCCAACAACTAGTCAGTCGGCAAATTGCCAAGATGTAATTTTTTGACTCTGAAATTAGTTTGATTGAGAGTGTTGTAAACCAATTGTGCAAACTCCATTGGGTCAACTTTGTTTTTCCAATCTCGGTGTGCGACTCTGGGAGTATCTGTTCTGCAGGGTGCAACAATAGACACAGACGGCCAATTGAGTTGATTCCATAAAAACTCTGATGATTCTTCTAATGCTTTTTTAGCACTACAATATTTTACGTCACTGACCTGATCTTGTAAAAAATAAATCCAACGATCACTGTGAGCTGATGAAATATTAATAATGTGTTTCTTTTGATTTTTCCAAGACAACCATAATTCAAATAACAAATCGCATTGAGAAAAATCAGCATGAGCATTGTTAAAAAATACATCACAATGAGATGATTGATTTATTATGCGAGTTCTGTCTGCCGGATTTGATATGTCATATCCGTTGGATCTGCTAAAACCCAAAATCGTATGACCATTTTGTTGGTACACTTCTGCCAGGGCCTGGCCTATTCCTTTGGTATGTCCTGTTATTGATATGTTCATATTACAGCCTTATGCAATTTTTTTATCTAATCCCAAATACTGATTCCACGAAGCCTGCTTGACAGTGAATGGTGTCTTACGCCACTGATCAACCAACCGGTAGTAGTCGGGTCTGTAGGGTTTGGTTTTTGGTAACAACAAATGACTGCCTTTGGCATGATTACAGCTCTTGCAACTGGTCACACAGTTTTCCCATGTGGTCTTGCCACCGGCACTGCGAGGACGCACATGATCGATGGTTAATTCTTCGTAGTCAAACACATCATCACAATACTGACATTTGAAAAGATCTCGCATGTACAGATTGTATCTGCTGAACTTTACAGCCTGTTTGTGATGAAAATAGTCTCGAGTCACGCACACACTGGGCACATTCAGGGCCAGTTTTTCACTGTGTACTATCCAATTTGGATAGGTTTCTAACACATGCACACGACCCAGGTACATGAGTTTGATCGCATGTTGCCAATTAATCACGCTCAACGGAAGCACACTGATTGGTTCGTAGTTTTGATTGAGTAACAAGGTATCTGACATTAAATATACTTATATGAGCAAAGAGTTAGAGACAGCAATTATCAAGGCACCCTACAAGCGGATGTCTTACACTGAGCAACAAATCATGGAGTTGGCTCGGTGTGCTGATCCTGTAGCCGGCCCCGACTATTTTATGAAGAATTATTTCTTCATACAGCACCCCACACGTGGAGCCATACAGTATCATCCTTTTGAGTATCAATAACGTCTAATCGAATCTTATCACAATTATAGATTCAGTATCAGCCTAATGCCAAGACAAACGGGCAAATCCACCACGGCCGCCGGCTACCTGTTATGGTACGCCATGTTTGTTCCTGATTCGACCATTTTGGTTGCGGCACACAAATATCTAGGTGCCCAGGAGATCATGCAACGTATCCGTTATGCTTATGAAAACTGCCCAGACTTCATACGAGCCGGGGTGACCAGTTACAACAAAGGCAGTTTAGATTTTGAAAACGGTTCACGCATAGTAAGTCAGACCACAACAGAAAACACAGGTCGTGGTATGAGTATATCACTGTTGTACTGTGACGAGTTCGCATTCGTGCGGCCCACCATAGCCACAGACTTTTGGACTTCCATAACACCTACCTTGGCCACTGGTGGTAAGTGTATTATTACAAGCACACCAAACTCAGATGAAGATCAATTTGCACAGATCTGGCGTGGTGCCAACAAGTGCATAGACATCAATGGCGACGAAACAGAAGTGGGTATCAACGGATTCAAAGCATTCCGTAGCGCCTGGCAAGAACATCCTGAGCGTGATGATGCCTGGGCTGCCAACATGCGAGCACAACTAGGCGAAGAACGATTCCGCAGAGAGATGGAATGTGAATTTATTATCTTTGATGAGACTCTAATCAATCCTTTGCACCTGGCAGAAATGGCTGGTATTGATCCATTTGAGCGGCAAGGACAGGTACGCTGGTACAAGAAGCCGGCACGGGACCATACCTACTTTGTGGCACTTGATCCCAGCTTAGGCACCGGTGGAGATCCAGCTGCCTTGCAGGTATTTGAAATGCCCGGACTCAAACAGGTAGCTGAATGGCGTGACAACAAAACTCCCATACAGCGTCAGGTACGTATCATGCAAGAAATTTGTCAGTATATCACTGACACCACAGGATCGGCAAACAGCGTGTACTACAGCGTGGAAAACAATACTCTGGGCGAAGCAGCCTTGGTGGTGATCAGCGAGATAGGTGAAGAAAACATACGTGGGGTGTTTCTAAGCGAAACTGCCCGGGCCGGCAATGTACGCAAATTCCGCAAAGGATTCAACACCACCAACAAATCAAAATTAACTGCTTGTAGCAAACTCAAGAGCTTGATAGAAACACGCAGAATGATCATAGCCAGCAAGGCCTTGATATCAGAACTCAAAACATTTGTAGCACATGGCAGCAGTTTTGCGGCCAAAATAGGCGAAACCGACGACTTGATCATGGCTACTTTGCTGGCCCTACGCATGATGCAAACCTTGCAAAACTATGATGCAAACCTGGATGCTGAAATCAAAGACAGCAACGAGTTTATAGAGCCCATGCCCTTTATCATGATCTGATAAATATAACTATGAAAGAAATTGAATCAATCTCCTCTGCACTATTTGACAAAATTCGCTCACGCTTCAGCAACGTAACGCTGGGCGACGAAAAAGCCAAGGCCGAAACAGATCCCTCCAAAGCAAGATTTTTTAACTTTACTTACACCGGCGAAGATGGTGCAGAATTTGGCACAGTGACAATCAGTCTCATTGATGAAACCACACTAAAAGTTTATTATGGTCAAAACATCTCGGGGGAGATGGACAGAGAACAACGCAAAGAATGGTATGAATTTCTGCGTGGCCTACGCAAGTTTGCCAAACGCAACCTACTAACATTTGACACACGCGATATTAATAAATCCAACCTAGATCTCAAAGACGTCAAGCAACAGGCCAAGGCCGATGACACATTCTCAAGCAAGGATGTTCGAGTAACTGAAAGCAGACTTTATGGCACACCCGGCAGACCCTACAACAGTTTTGCCGACAAAGGCTCAACCAAAATATTGATACGTCACAAAGACAAAGTCAACGATGACATACACGGCGCTCGTGCCCGACGTATTCAAGAAATATTCTTGGAAACCGAACGCGGCGAGCGTTTTTTACTACCACACACAAACCTACACGGTGCCTATGCCATGGCCGAACACTTGAACCATGATGGTACCATGCATGATCAAATTGCTGAACACATCAACGGCATTGTCAAAGAAATGAGTGACATGAGTCATTTTGTTCGCAGCACCAAACGTCGTCAATTTGAAGATCAGGAAACAGCCGACATGACTCGTAGTGCTGTGCATCACTACGATGAACTAAAACGTCGACTAAGACAGATGCGTGGTGCCAGAGGATATCGCAGTTATTTTGAAAACTGGGAACCAGACACAACCATCGTTGAAGACGAAGTAGATGTGGATGCCCTGCGTGAGCGGTTTGTTAAAAAGATCTATGATGATCGTTTTACAGAAGCACTACCCATAGTATTCAAAGCCTACAAAAAATACAAAGCAGAAGCAGCCGGTCAATTGGGTGCAGAACTTGAAGAGTGGGCCAACGAAGTTTATGAAAGTACCTGGGCCAAGCCCGACAATGAAGACAAGGTTCTGGCACTCAAGGCCTTGATGAAATCCTCAGTGCCCACTGGCATAGACGGAGTTGATGCCATTGCCAGTTTACAACCGCTAATTGGTGATGACGAATTGTATGACGCTGTGTATCATCTAGCAGACAGTCAAGGCCCAGATGCGGATGCAAGACCCTTGATCAAGACCTGGATCAACAACAACATGCCTGAACTGTTACAGCAACTTGAATTTGGACCCAACAATGCAGATGCTGCCAACACAGACCGTGTAGCACCAGTGAGCCCAAGTCAAGCCCAGCCACAAGATCAATACGGTGCCACTACCATGGACGAACCCGTGGTCAACGAATCCGACGACTTGGATTTTATCCGTAGCCTGGCAGGACTCAGTAAATAACTTATTAACTAAGTTATTCAAAATGCAAATTATCAAAGATACCAATGGTTTTCCTTATGCTTGGAAAGCCGGTCGCGTTGAACAATTAATACGCAACATACTGGAAAATAAAGCACAACAACAACTCAATGTTGAACGGGTAATGTTTATCAATCCCACCTGGTTGCACGAAGATGACATCGCCAAAAAAATTCAAACCGGCAATCCCGACTTCATTATCTGTCACAACTTTGTAGATCCTGCGGTACCAAGAATATTTAGAGAAATACAACGAAGTGGCCGACCATATCTCATACTGGGCAATTCCAATCAACTCAGGATAGATTTTTGGGCTATGGTCTGTGACTTGTATTTTCAAAACTACGAGGAATATCATGTTCCGGTGATGGATACTGCTCGCAAATACATTTGCTTGAATCGCAAACCACATCCACATCGCGTGGCTTTGGTAGAAAACCTAATCGGTGCTGGATTAAAAGATCAAGGTTTTGTCAGCCTGGGTTTTCCTGGAGACCGTGCTATAACCATAGATGAAAAGTTCAGTGATACCCAAGGCATACACGACGAATACGGTCAACTTGGTGCTGACGAGACCTGGGTCAGCAACAAAATAAGAAACGATATTTTCAGTCTCGGCGATATCAACATCTGGCAAAACAGTTTGTTGTGTTTGGTCACTGAAACAGAATTCAATAATTCGTATCCTGACAATTTTTTTATCAGTGAAAAAACTTGGAAGCCTGTACTTGGCATGAGACCATTTTTTGTATACGGTCAAGCTCCCATGAGGCAATATCTCAAAGATTCAGGATTTGATGTGTTTGATGATGTGTTTGACTACAGCAAAATTGATAACAATGCCTACGATCCTGAAAGACAGCGACAGTATGCCAGGGTGGCAATTGATGCTATCAATGCTGTGCAAAATCCTGCACAAGAATATACCAATCGGTATTTTGGTCGATGCCAGTACAACAAAAATCATTTTAGAAAGTATGTGTACCAGCAGTGGCAAATGTTGTACAATCTAGATTTAACCGTTTATGTTTGATACATTTAGCATACCTTCTTGGAGTCGAGTGCGTAATCCTTGCCACTATCAATCACGCAACAGTGAGAGTATGATTATCACTGTGGGAGATTCATGGACCTATGGCGATAGTCTGGGAAAAACCTGTGTGAGACAAGGCCAAGACGACACCGAACACAGGCTTGCTCACATATACGGCAATTTGATCAGTGAAGAATTAGGTGCTGACTGGATTAACCTGGCATTGCCGGGTATCAGTAACAGACAGATGTTTATATGGTTAGAACAACTGCTGTCTCGACACATGCATGGAGCTAATACCACTTGCATAATTACCCTGACTGAATCAGGACGACACGAAGAATTAGAATGGCTTGACCCCAAACTGCAAACATTACAGGCCAATTTAGAACGCATGGTAGATCGAACCTATGCCTGGATAGATCAAATACAACGCAGACATCAAGGTATAAAATTTGTTGTGGCACACAATTTTAGTGACAGCAGACACACTGATAGAGTAGCAGTATGTGATCATACTTGGCTGGAAGTGTTGTCCAATAATCAAGTGCAAAATGGCACACACGTGGTTGTCAGCGAACACATCAAACAGTTGAACTACAATCACACATATCCAGACACGCCCGAGGTGATTGATCGAGCCATGGCACGCATAGATCTATTGGATGGTTGCAAATATTGTCATCGGCACGACAGTCGTCATCCCACTGAGTACGGTCATGAACTCTGGGCCAACTATTTGCTGAGTCAAATATGAACGAGCAGGCCATAACCATCACAGACACAGAAATTGTAATTCTGGCACAATTTTTCATACACAAAGATTACAGTATAACTGGCAAAGATTTGTTGTTGGATGTGTTGGCAAAACACTATGCAAATCAGCGTATTGTTATAAAATTATTAGATGGAGAAAACACCAGATTCAGCGGATTTGATCAATTTGTCGAGTTTATATGCGATAAATTGGACATACCGCGTAGCATGGTCACTTTTGTGTCTCACGATAAAAACCTCAACAACGGATTTGTATTAGATCACATACCCATGGGAATTTTTGTCAGCGTAAATCAATACTTACCCGCAACATTTGATCGAAATATTGGCAATGCAAAATTTGTTGGCAGTTTGTTAGGTCGATACAATCTAATTAGATTCCGATTGGCATATGAATTAGACATCGCTTTCCCCAACGATACATTTATAACATTTCAACCTAGAGCCAATTTTATAAAAGACAAATTAAAACATTTTGATGAGCTCTATCAAAAAGAATTAGCCTGGTTAGAAAACAAAGTTTTTGATCGAGACTTGGTCAGCAATCATTTTATGGGCATGATTGATTGGTACACAGCCTGTCGCAACTACGGCAATGTGTGGAACCAGTATCAAATTGAAGTCATCAGCGAAACCGATGCTGTGGATAATTTTTGGTTCACAGAAAAAACCGCCAATTGCTTGGCCACCGGAAAACCATTTGTGTTGGTCAGTGGGCAGGGCAGTTTGAAACGACTACAGGACATGGGTTTTGTGACTTTTGGCGACATTTTGGACGAAACCTATGATCATGCTACCAATCCGTATGATCGCATACAAAGGTTGACACACAGCCTGAGTCAAGTGTATAATAGCACAACTAAAGCAGAAGTAATTGATCGGCTTTACCAACAGGCTGCCAAAAATATTGAACTTTATCGGCAATACATTTGGAAATAAAACTTTGAATATTTGTTTGACAAAGATAAATAAACTAGCATATACTACGGTATGTGCAACATGGCAAAGCAGTAACATTATGGCACATTTTAAATTAAAGGAAAATTATCATGGCTACAACATTAGCAGAAATTAGAGCAAAGCTCCAAGCATCAGAAGGCAACAAAGGCGGTAACAGATCCGCAGGCGGCGACAACGCTATCTATCCACACTGGAACATAGCAGAAGGTTCCACAACTCGAGTAAGATTCCTCCCCGACGGTAACACAAAAAACAGCTTCTTTTGGGCTGAACGTGCAATGATCCGACTACCATTTGCTGGTGTCAAAGGTCAGGCAGATAGTAAGCCAGTTATTGTACAAGTTCCATGTATGGAAATGTATGGTGAGGCCTGCCCAATTCTAGCCGAGGTTCGTCCTTGGTTTAAAGATCCAAGTCTAGAGGAAATGGGTCGCAAGTACTGGAAGAAAAAATCTTACTTATTCCAGGGCTTTGTACGTGAAAACGCACTCAGCGACGACAAGACCCCAGCCAACCCAATCCGTCGCTTTACAATCAGCCCACAGATTTTTAACATCATCAAAGCGGCCTTGATGGATCCAGAAATGGAAGAATTACCAACAGACTTGCAACGTGGTTTGGATTTCCAAATCGTTAAAACCAGCAAAGGCGGCTACGCAGACTATTCAACCTCAAAGTGGTCACGCAAAGAATCTGCACTGACAGCAGAAGAACAAGCCGCAATTGATGAGCATGGTTTGTTCAACTTGTCAGACTTCTTGCCCAAGAAACCCAGCGAAGTAGAACTCAAGGTTCTCAAAGAAATGTTTGAAGCCAGTGTAGATGGACAACCATACGACGCAGATCGTTGGGGTGCTTACTACAAGCCATACGGCTTGGATGTACCCAACGCCGCACCAGCCGCTGGAAGTGCACCTGCACCAGCCGCGGCAGCAGAACCAGTAGAAGAAGATGATGCACCTGCTCCAACCGCTCCGGTAGCGGCTCCGGCAGCAGAAGCCAAACCTTCTAGCCAACGTGCTGAAGACATTTTGGCAATGATTCGTAACCGTCAGAAACAGTAATATCGCTTGTGTCAGTGGGGGAGACGGTCCCCCACATTTCCTATGCTGGCTTACTTAGATCCCATCTTATTTCCTGATCAACTTGAGATATATCGAGTTGAGCCAGACCGTTACATCTATCCCATATACAAAAATGGCAGCAGCAGTCTGCGTGCCAGTGCTGAACGTGTGTATGATTACAAACAGATAGCTCGACTACAGGTCATCGAAGTATTTGTGCGTGACCCATTTGACCGCTATGTAAGTGGAGTGCAGACCTGGTTGCGACATAATCCTGATTTTGACAGAGAAACAGCTCTCAAATTTATCAGCAATTTTTTATTCTTAAACAGTCACTTTAGCCTACAGTTCCATTGGTTGGTGAATCTACAGAGATTCACTGAGGCCTGGATGTACATACGTCCCATCGATGAGTTGAGCACAGCCACAGACTTGGCCTGGAACGTGCTGGCACGTGACGAAAGCCTGGTAGACTATTTCAAAGACAATGGTAAATTATGGTATTATCTACAGTTGGATAAAATACTCTGGGAAGACCTGCGTGGACAAACAGTTACCATGCGAATGATTGTGGCACATATCAAGCAAAAGTATCCAGCCTTGTACACTGAAATAATTCAACGAAATCTTGACCTATGCGATGTCCTAGACTAGATCATTTTGTGAGATTCAATCCCAATGGTACAGTTAGTACCTGTGGACACATGGTGGCAGCCGCACAGTTTGACTCACTGGAACAGATGCGTGAGAGTCGTTGGTTGCGTAAAAAGAAAGAACAATTTGAACAGGACATTTGGCCTTCTGAATGTGTACGTTGCCAAGAAGTTGAAGTTGAGAGTCCCAGTAGTGTGCGAATACATGCCTTGGCCTTGGATGCCCTGGAAACCGATCCTGACTATTTGCAAGTGGGCGGAGTTCTAGATAATATTTGCAATGCAGCCTGCTTGACTTGTAGTCCTGAATGCAGCACCAGAATAGGTGCATTGACCAGCAAGACTTTTCCCATAGTAGACAACAGCAACAGATTTTGGAATCTCCCACAGGAACGCATCAGGCACCTGGACATCAACGGCGGTGAGCCCAGTTACAGCAAGAATTATCGTGGATTATTAAAAAATTTACCACCCAATCTCAAAACACTACGACTCAACACCAATGCCAATGTGGTACTGGAAGAGCTTGCAGATGTAGCGGCACGTGGCATTGATGTCATTGTTACAATCAGTTGCGATGGTATAGGTGCGGTACACGATCGGGTACGGTGGCCCATACCCTGGACAACCTTTTATCAGAATCTGATGACCTACAAAAGCATGCCAGTTCGATTAAATCTTTGGACCACAGTCAGTGTGTTGAACCTACATGATCTACCTAACATACAAAAGTTTGCCAAAGAGCACGGAATCGATCATGGTTACGCTTACCTCAAAGAGCCACGTGAATTGGATGTGAATAATAAAAACACTGAAGAAGTACAATCATACATACTGAAACAGCAACAACTAAGAGGCATCAAATGAAAATAGCTATAACAGGACACACCAAAGGCATAGGACAGGCCTTGGCTGATGCATACCAAAGTCGCGGTCATGAAATCGTGGGGTTGAGTCGAAGCACAGGACACAATATTCGCAGTATACCCAAATGTGCTGATCTAATAGAGACCTGCGACATATTTGTGAACAATGCCCAAGCAGGTTTTGCACAAACAGAACTACTATTCGAAATGCATCGTAGATGGCGTGCCCAAGAAAAAACTATTATCAGCATTGGCAGTCAAATAACCAATTATCCCGTGACTACAATAGAAAATATGGAAGAGTATTGGTTGCAAAAACACACTCTAGATCAAGCACATGTTCAACTCAGACACTTGCATCATTTGCCTAGATTGGTCTTGGTCAAACCAGGGGATATTTTGACCACCGAGGATAAAACATCTCCGCCCTCGGCCCTGCCAATGCCTTGGGCCATGACTTTGGTCAACATGTTGGAACAGGCCGAACCAGTGTTACACATAGCAGAAATAAGTCTTGGACCCAGATATGACTCCTAAAGACATGCTGACCAATCCTGCCTTTTGTCCCGTGCCTTGGACTGGTCTCATGTATAACTTTGACGGAACAGTCAAAAACTGTATCCGTAGTGCCGGCCACATTGGCAATATCAAAGATCAACCTGTTGATCAAATTCTTTCCAACATGCACAACCAAGACACTCAGTTTCGCATGTTACAAAACAGACCCGGAACCAAGTGTTATCCTTGTTACGATTTAGAAAAAGATCGCCGAGGGTTTGATATAATCAGCGATAGAGTATTTTACATACGTGAATTAAAATCTGTACCCATGGATACTTACCGGGTAGGTAGTCATGACCTGCACACCATTGACATACGCTGGACTAACCTTTGTAATTTTGCCTGTGTGTATTGTTATCCACAGTTCAGCAGCCGCTGGAGTGATGAATTAGGCGTGACACACGACATTCCCAATCAGCAACAACTAGAACAATTCAAACAATACATATTCGAACATGCCGGACAACTCAAACATGTATACCTGGCCGGTGGTGAACCTTTGTTGATGAAAGAAAATTTAGAATTATTAGATTTGTTGAAAAAATTAAATCCTGAAGTCAATCTTAGAATAAACACTAACCTGAGTAAAACCAACACTCGAGTATTTGACAAGATTTGCGAATTTAAAAATGTACACTGGACAGTCAGTATCGAAAGCCAAGAACAAGAATTTGAATACATCAGATATGGTGGTAAGTGGACAGACTTTTTAGAAAATCTCGACACCATTCGTGGGTTAGATCATAAAATAACTTTCAACATGTTGCATTTTTTATTGAACTATCACAGCATTTTTGGTTGCGTGGATTGGCTCAAAGGTCTGGGATTTCACAACAACAGTTTTGTTATTGGTGCATTACTGACTCCAGAATACCTAAATATTAGGCATTTACCAGAAAATGTGTTAAACTCAGTCAAGCAGGAACTAGAGGACAGAATAAATCAACAGCCTGGGTACTTGCTTGAAAATGGTTATAGAAACATGTTGGCATACATTCAACAACCAATGAAACGAGATTTACCTGAAGCCATGAAACAGTTGTCGATTATGGATTCAAGACGCAACCTAGACAGCAAGAAGATTTTTACAGACTTATACTCAATTTTATAAAGGAAATATCATGTCACAAAATCACGACGCAATCAAAACAGCATTTGACACATACATTGCCGAAAACGAAAAATTCACCAGCAAGGGTGTCAAAGCAAGTGCGGCCCGTGCCCGTAAAGCCCTGCAAGAAATGAGCAAGGCCATCAAGGAACGCCGCAAAGAAATCACAGCAGAAAAAGAAGCATTAGCAACAAAATAAAACATCGACGATGTCAATCAATCAATTGTATATTTCTCATCAGAATTATCAGTGGAACGCTGATACTGTGTTGATCTCAGACAAAAATATAAAAACTCTATTAGAATCTGAAAAACAATACAACTGTCATACTTCTCCGGAAGATATTACTTTTGGTAATATTGGCGTGCTATTAGATGCAGCCAAGGAAATACATTTGATTGATTTGACCACAGACGCACTTGAACAGTATCCAAATTCATTTTTGTTATACGGACGAATGTTTAATGAATTGACCAAATATTCTGACAAAATTAAAACTGTTGATTGGGACATTGTATCTGTTGTTGACTTTAATAAAACTCTATCCCGACCCAACAGCAAACAGGTATTATGGACAGCAGGTTGTTCAATTACGGCCGGAACAGGAGTCCAACCCAATCAAAGATATGGGCACCTGTTGGCACAATACTTAAAGTTACCGGAAGTATCCTTGGCCAAGGATGGATCTTCTATTTCATTCTCGGCTGATATGATTCTTAGATCCGACATACAGTCCAATGACATTGTGGTGTGGGGGATAACCTGTCCAGGGCGTACCGAATTAGCCAATGGTTTTTCTTGGAAAACCTGTACAATAGAAAAATACATTAG